ACCTGTCATTTCAAAACCCATACGAGGTAATGAAACCGCTACATCTTGATCTAAATTAGGATCTTGTGCTAATCTTACTAAAAACTTTTCTTTAGGACCGTATGCAATTGGTACTTTAAGAGTCTGAACTCTTTCATCGCTTGAGTTAAACCTCTGTACATAGATACCATTAAACATGTTGCCAAAAACAACAACATATTTTCTCATTGTTCCGTGATAAAACGTTCTACCAAACATAATTAGTACCTATCAATTTCTGAGAAAGGATTTGTCTCGCTAAAGTCAAGTATACCCTCTGATTCAATCTGGAAATATGTATTATTAGCTGACTTATCTGTTGTCTCAATTGTATACTCTTGTAGTAGTGAACCACCATCTTCAAGATTAACAACACCTGAACTATCTTCAAGAGTAAATTCATAACCAAGAGTATTAAGTGTGTATGTATCTTCAATAAGGTCAATCTCTGTATTACCAGTGTTAATACCTTCAGAGCTGTAGTCAAACAATTCACAACGGACATCATATGTTTGTAGTCTACCAGTTTGATAGAATATTTGCTCGTGTTCTACAAATTTAATCTCAAACAACTTACCTACCATTGGAAAGTAAATTAAATCACCTTCTTGCGGTCTATTAATTGTATTAAGATAGTCGTCACCTTCTAACATAAATGAATCTGTATCTTGAGAACCGGTTAGATATTGTCTTGATGGTGTGGTTGTGCTACCATCTTCAAATATCATATTATAACCTACTTCAGTAAGAATCTTTGGTGATGTAATTGATTGATCAAAACGTTTACGAGCTACAGTAAATGTAACACTATCTCTAATTTCTAATCCGAAACGTGAAAGTAGATCACCTTCACCTTCGAAACCTTCAGTATTTTTAATATACATTTCAATATCGATACCTTCGTCAAACGTAGACAGAGTATCTTCACCGAATAAATTATCGGTATTTACTCTTGTACGTGGAAGATATTTTACATTATGACCGTAAATTTTAATTGCTTCGATTGTTAAATCTTCAACTAAATCTTGTTCGCGGCCATATGAAAAGTTATTAAAATACTTATTGGTAGCCATGATTAACCTATCATATCATGAACTGGAAGCGAGTAGCTCGAAATCATCTCATCTTCTAGTTTACGAATCTCCTCCATGGATTCCTCCCAGATTTTTTGACCGTTAAAAGTCAAACCACCTGGCATTTGCAATCCTTCAAATTTCTTAAGATTCTCACCCCATTGACGTTTAAACAAAGCTGTAGTATATCTTAATAACCAACGGTCTGAATACATATCTGAGTTTACATCTGGATCAATTACTTGATAAGAATCTAAAATAATATATGAATCAACAGGAATTTTTGCAGACCAATCAGTATCAATGTAAACTTTATTGGTATGTCTATTATAACGAATTGGTTGCTTTCCAACAAATGTTTCTTCAAGCATATTAATATGCGTCATTGCCATTTGATATGGAACAATAGATGATTGAAGAAGATCGTATAAATCGTTTAGGTGAATTTGGTAGCGAACATTAAATAAGTTATTTACTGAATATGTTCCACCCAAAGTAAAACAACCTGTAACCCCATAGATAGAGTCAGGTACAGTAATATAACCGTTTGCTATATCTGATGCTGTTGCTTGATGTTTATAAAATATTCTCTCTGTACCATCAAAATGATAATCGCGATAATACTCTATAGCTTCATCTATTCTATCTTCTAGCTGCTCATTGTCAGCATTAATATCGATGACAGGGGCACCGAGATTACGAAGACAGTATGCTTTTAATTCTTCACGTGTAGTTGGTAAGGCCATAGGAAACCCCTTAGTTGTTTACCTATATTTATAAGCGAACTAACTAAGGGGTTGAGTTTAAGCTGCTGTATAAGCAGTATTAAAACTCGTTTCAATATCAAAAGATTCTATATCTGAAAATGTAGTTAAAGCATCAATGCTCTCAGAAACGCTTTTCTCTGCTAGAATACATTTTCTTATATGTTCAGCAATGCTTGTTACTATAACTTCATATTCTGCAAGATTTTTAGTTGACCAATTACCGTCTGTAGATTTAAACGCTGTATTTGCTATTAAATTTTCTTTTAGTGCAACATATGTATTAAAAAAAACAGGTACGTGTTGTCTAATAGTTGAAACTTCTTCATCACCAACAGTTATTCCACTAACTTCTTTTAAGAATCTAGTTTTCGAAACCTCGGTTTTTAAATATAGTTTATAGCTTGCAAGCTCTGATGTAAGAGTATCTGTATCTTTATTTTGCTCTACCCATACAGCGGATACAACATCTTCTTCTGAACTATAACTGTGATCACCAGCAATAACCTCTTTCCAAGGTTTTGTAGGCACTGGACGTTCATAATTATTAAAATATCTATATCCATATTTTCTTAATACAGTATTAGTAACTTCATTCTCTGCTGTATCAACAAAATTTACTGTTTTAAAATTACTTACTGTAGTTGGATTTCCTACAGGTGAACCATTATCTACCTTAATTACGTAATTAGACATGTTGATTCTCCCCTTCATGTTTTATCTCTTCAACAAGCAATATACTAAAATCTTCTGGTTTCCACACACCTTTTGCTGCTCGTCCTAAAAGATCTACAGCGACACTTCTAGCTTGCTCTTCATTTATAGCTTTCACGTCATGAATACGCCCTTTTTCTCTATTTGGTGTGCGATATGTTAAAATATAATTTTTCATAGAAACCTCTTAAACAGCACAACAAGGGTACGTTCTACCAGTTCCAAATACAACGCGCACGCCGCCGCTTTGACCAGCCCCTCCGGAGCCCCAGAAACCACCAGCGCCGCCACCGCCACCGAAAGCTTGTCCATTACCAATGTTAGTGCTACCGCTACCTCCTGCACCACCCGGGCCCGGATCACCTGTACCTCCTGCACCGCCAGTACCATTTGCACCTTTTCCGAATATACCAGTGCCACCGCCATTACCACCTCTGCCTGAATAGCTGCCTTGCCCGGGGTTGCCACCACCGCCGCCGCCACCAGCGCCTTGTGAACCAGGATTTCCCGCGCCGCCGCTTGTACCGCTGGTGCCGCCATTTCCGTCATATCCGCCTGCGCCACCGCCACCTGAGCCACCGCCACCTGGTGAATTTCCACCGCTTCCACCACCAGTACCACCTGTTGCTGTGCCGCCGTTGGTGCTGTTTCCACCGGTTGCTAACATAGTTCCAGTACTAACAAAATAGCTGGACCCACCGTCTGTTCGACCAGTATCTCCTTGAGTACCTCCAGATCCACCTGTACCAACTACAACTGTGTAAGATGATGCAGGGGTAACAGAAATACTATTTTTATATGAAAGAGCACCGCCGCCCATGCCAGCGCCTTGGCTAGAGCAGTAAGTTCCACCGCCACCACCAGCTCCACCACCAATAACAGCAGCAGATACTGACGTTACTCCAAGCGGCGCTTCCCACGAAAACGATCCAGCTGTAGCATATAAATCAGCACCTGAAAAAACAGCTACTGTAGTAAATTGTGCAGCGTTAGAATATTGACCATATCCAAATGTATTTGATGCATGACGAACTCTTACATAATATGTTCTACTGGGCTCCATAACCCCGCGAGAGAGAGTAAGTGATGTTTTATTAGTTGTATTGGCCAAATTTTCAAAATGTACATTAGCAAATGTAGGTGACTTAGATATCTGCCAATCTGAATATACATGTGTTTGCGGAATCCCTGCTGGATCCATAGCAAACGCGGCTGTTGTAATAGTAGGTTGAATATTTACATCTGTGTTTGATGGAAAACCACCTGATGTAATTACAGCTTTAGCTGGTGCAACAAACTTTGGATTGGTAGTAAATTGTGATGTTGGACCATAACTAGAGTATGTATTTTCATTATCAAAATGACGTGCTCTTAAATAATATGTTGTACCTGTACTCAAATTTGCTCTATGGTCAAATACTAAATTGTTACCGGTAAAACTAGATTGTGTATTACTAAAAAGCACTGGTGGAGTAAAATCAGAATCAGTAGCTATTTGAATCTGCATACCACCTTGTGGCACACCTAAGATATTTTTATATTGAGTTGACTGTAAACCAATAGTAGCCACTCCAAAACCTACATTAGCTGCGTTATTAGCTGGTGAGGTTATATTAGGAGAAACTACAATTTGTCCAATATCACCGATATTTTCTAGACCTCTTTGGTCATTAATTACTGTTACACCATTAATTTTTATCGCCATCTTCGTCTCCTGACTATTAGCTATTCAATTTATCTATTTTAGTATTTAGCTCTTTGATTGCTTGAATTAATACACCTATAATACCGTTATAATTTACAGATTTATGTTCATCTAATTGTGTAACTAGTTGAGGTAATATTTTTTCTACATCTTGTGCAGTTACACCAATAGAACTTCTTTCTTGATTTTTCCAATCGAATGTATAACCGGTTAGATTGGATACTAATTCAATTGCATTATCAATTGGAGATAAATTTTCTTTTAAAGTTATATCTGATGTAGCATTAAAATCTGTAGCATTACACTGACCAGTTGATGGATTAAATGTAAAACCGGTATTCACAAAAGTGTTTGCTTGAGGACCGCTTAGCTGATTAGTGAATGTAACGTTATATGCAGTTGAATCTGATTTAATAAGCACAGTAGATCCTGTACCTGTTAATGCAGACCCATCTCCAGAAAATGTACCGGTAAAATTGTTTGCGTTAATTGTAGGTGCTGTTATAGTACCGTTTGCTGCAATTTGGTTTGCTTTCACTACATCTATATGTACATTAGCAAGTTCAAATGTTGCATCAAGAATATTAATATTTGTATTTGGTTCATTACCAGCTGTTGTGTCTAAACGTCCGAATACATAAAATTCTTTTGTTTCCGAATCTCTGAAAAAACCAGCATGAGAGTTCGCACCAGTAAGATTGTAATGTCCAAAAAAGCCAATATCTAAGGTATCTGCAAATTCATTATTAGCAGCCAGATGCAGTAATCCATCTGTTGTTTCAAGTATTGTAGTATTAACAAATGTTGTATTACCAGTAAAATTAACATCGCCGGAAACGTCTAAAGAATTTGCTGTAATTTTTGCAGCTGTTACTAATCCTTTAAAATCCGTTGCATTATTAAAAGTGTTTAATGAGCCAGTAAAAACGTTATTAGATGTTAGAAAAGTCCCATTTTCCAACATTTGATTGGTAGTAATTCTCCAACTATTAAATGTGTCGCTGGTTTCAACGTTTGCAATAGGCTGACCTGATACATATAATGCCATAGTTTAATCCTGTACTTTTATCTATATTTATTTATTCAATATTTTAACAAGTATATCTCTAATTTCAGCAATTTCTTGCTTTAAACAATAGACATCATTACTTAAATTATCAATCTGCCTTTTTTGATTTAATCGAGACAGTTTTTGCTTTTTATAAGCGTCTAAACCAGAGCTATCTATATTAAGAATAGCTCTGCTATTCATGTCTCTTACATATCCCGGCTCATCTTTTACTTTTGTTACATTCATAGTTATACCTGTAGCGCTATAGCCATTAAATCTTTTACTCTTGGCACCACAGCATCTGACTCAGATGTTAATACAACTTTAATAGCCATATATTTAAAACCAGTGAATGTAATACCTTGACTGTTTGTATACTGCACTTCATTCAATGAACCGGTAAGATTTGCTGTTGGTATACTAAAATCAAATACTTTAAAGTCTTCTTCATTTTCACTATCTGAGTATACAGTGCTCAATGTGTCTTGAGTCATTTGAACCCATTCACGGTCTTAAAAGTTATCACTATCTTCACCGTTAAGAATTTTATAGTATACCCTTACGTTAGTAGTAGAAGGTTTATAAGCATTTAATTTAACTTTAATATCTTCTGCGTCTTGACCTTCCGCTAATGGAAGAATTCTAGTCATATACTTCGCAGCTGCATTACCACCAGAAGCATTAGTTTCTCCAGTAACATCATTATTAATTTTATTATCAACAATAATAGCGTTAATTCTTTCTAGGTCTAGCGCTGGAGCAACTCTAGGATCACTTGTTGTTAGATTAAAACTTAATTCAGCTGATTTAGCACCACTTAAACCACTTGTCTCTAACGTTTTAGATAATACATATTTAGATGTTTTAAAGTTATTATTCTCATTATCACTTATTCTTCTAAATGATGTATCTCTTGCAGTTGTAGATGTTGCCAGACGGATTGTTGGTGTTACTTCTGTTTTTTCAAAAGAAATATAGCCTGCATTAACATGTAATGTATCTACTTCTAATTTATCTATACTTTCTATAGTTGTAGTATAACCGTTAGTTTGACCTTTCAATTGCTGACCTAGTACAAATGTACCAGATGCATCTTGAATATGTAAAATAGTATTACCAGATTCATTTACTGTGTCATAGTAAATTACTTTACCTGTCGGTGTTGCTTGAGAACTAATTGCCCCGAAATCGGTAGCTTGTTTAACACCGTTAATTACAACATTAATTCTTTCACCGTCTTGGAATTTAGCTGAGGTTGATACATCTTTAACTCTAATAGATGTTGTACCCGAGTTATTAGATGAAACAATAGCATTAGCACCTGATGTGTTACCAACAAGCACCATATTAGCATTAACTGAAATACCGTTTGAAAGTGTTAATGTTGTTTCGCTGTCAATCTGCTCACCAATAATATTAAATGTGTTTGAACCGGTAATTTTAAAGAACTCTCTATCTTCATTTTTAAAGATAGCAGTACCAGTCAACGCAGTATTAAAGTTTGCGATATAGACATTAAATTTAAGATCTTCTTCTTGAATTGCATTCCAAGATCTATCGTTAGAAGAAGCAAACAATGTACCAACGTTTGGTTGTTGTACAATTCTTTGAGATGAAGAAAGATCGTTTTCACCTAATCTTGCTACAAATAATGCTACATTAGGATTTGCTGCAGCTGGTTTAATAACAATAGCATATTCTCTGTCTCTTTGTAAGAAGACAGGTGTGTTAAATGTTACCGGGGTTGGTTTAGAACCATCACTGCTTGTATTAATTTCAGAAGCTTCTAAAGTAGATTTACCAAACGGTATTACTTTATTAGTAATATATGAAGTACTTGGATCAACTTCACGTAGTTCAATAAACACTGGTCTGGTTTCATCTTTAGTAGCAAAATATAAATCAATTTTAGTAATAAATGCACCGGAGGACACTTTATTGTTTGTAAAGTCAGATATACTAAACGTTTGCGCAATTGGATCTCTACGCCACAGAGGTGTAACAGAAATTAAATCTCTATCAATTAATGTAGATGAAGAACTACTTCCAATTGTTCTTGATGATGTCAGTGTTCTAGAATCAGAAACTGATTCCTGTACAACTGTTGGCAGTCTAGTAGAAATTACTGTATCTTGAACAGTTTGAGTTAATCCTCGCGCTGTAAATGTCGCTTCACCTGATGTAGTGACAAGTCCGCGCCCTGAAGCGTTAGTCTGGTTATCTGTTAAGCGGAAAATTCTATCACCAACTCTAAATCTTAAACTATTATCAGCTGGTATTCTAAATTGAGCATATACATCACCTGATGAATCAGAATACAAAGCGGTACCTTCATTTGCTGTATTTGCAAATGCTGAGCTGGTCGGTGTAATATATGCTGCTACATCAGTATCATCAAAGAAGGAATATAAACGTGTATTAGGTTTAAAACCACGACCTGTAACGTTAATAACACGTGAACGCATAAATGGAATAATATTTGTATCTACAACTCTTGGACCAATGCGCTCCGTTTGAGTTTGAGGTACAATACCTGTACGAATACCTGTACGTGATTGTCTTTCAGTAGTAGTACGTACAGTTGCACTCGATGTATTGCGGAATGTATCTCTAACAGTAAATATCGCAGGTAAACCTCCAGTCTCGCGAATATTACGCACTTGCGTAGAAGTAGAGGTACTTGTCTGTGTAGTTGTTGATGAACCTACCCAGTTTGTTTCCCAATTGTTCCATTCAGTCTGCCAAGAATTATCTAACCCTGGCCAGTTATCAAAGTTACCATCAAAATTAATTTGTACATCAGCAGCTGTAGTTGTATCAACCCAGAAATCATTATCTGGTGACAGTGCTATTTCACCTAAGAAATTCCAAAACAGACCGGCCGCGTTTCTTGTAGTAGACGCATATGGCTGTGTAATAACTTTATTATGTGAGTATTGAATAGTTGCATATTTACCGTCAGATGGTGTTGATACCGCGCTAATAATACCAGAAGATGAGCTAGAACCACCCGTCGCAGTAGCTGATACAGTAAATGTACCAGATACATCTTCTAAGTACAATTTTCTATCTACTTGATATAATAATTTACCTGATGCAGCGCCAGCTGTAACAGTTTCACCAGTAGTAAATGTATCAGTACCACCTACAGTAACAACGGCATCTCTAGGTTTAATAATAATATTAGAACTATTTGCAGATGTATAATCTAAATCAACATTGTTAGATTTAAATAAAGGTCTTAATTCACCCTTATTTCTATCGATTGCTGCTTTGTAATCTTCATTTGAAACATCGCCAATATTATGCCCTGTAAAGGTGTCAACAATAATTCCGTTTTTAAATCTATCTACCCCACTACCGTCAGCAAAGTTAAGATTTTTTGCTTCTTGTTCTGCTAAAGACAGACGAGTAAAATACTCTACTTTATCAAGTCTATCACGTAAATCACCGATTTCTTTCATCGTGTAACCTTCTACACGAATCGGTTCAATATATGCAGCTAAGTCAGATCTATTATACTGACGCCCTACTTCCGGTGAAATAGATGGGTATGGCGGTACAAATACTTTAGCAATTGGAAGATGGCCGCTTGGTTCTTCTGGGAACACAGGTAGTAACGAAGGTTTACCCTTTGTAACTTTAAATGCGCCTGATGGTGAGATAGATACAATGTCTGCACGAGATAGATAATAATCCAGATCAGCAGTTAAATTTTCATTAGGCGCCATAAAGCGAAGACCGCCAGCTGGTGACGTGATCGCTGTACTTGTTGCAGGATTAATTGATGCACTACCAACAGATGTTGTATCTGTTGCTGTATCAGTAACTCTAGGACGAATATCAATACTATCTCTTAAATCATAGTTTGTTCCGTTTACTGGTGATACATGTACAGGAATTTCTTGTGTTGTAATAGCTGTTGTATTAGCAGTATTAGTATCATCTATTGGATAAGAATCAACTGAGAAGTATCCAACACCTTGTGAAGTATCATGTGTAAAGTAATTTAATTTAACTAGATATACATCACCGGCTGATGGTGTTAAAGAAGCATTTGATTTTAACTTTAACTTACCATGGTTGTATAGATTATCAGTCTGACCTGTATCTAAAGCAAAGCTTGTTGTAATATCTGTGCCTTCACTTGCTGTAGTAAATGCTGAGTTACCAGTTTTTCTTCTTACTTCAACAATTTTGTGAATATCAGAAAAACCTAAATTCCATGGACCAGTAGTATCAGTGCTGCCATTAGATTTATTAACAGTAACTTGTACATACCGTCCAGAATTATAGTTTTTAGCAATTTCTTGACCATCTACTTTAGTCAATTCTGTAATAACAGTTGCAGTAGCTGTGCTTGTTAGTGTTTCTTGAATATCAAAATTAGCAGAAGTTGATGTAGCTACAGTTACAGTTCTATCTGTACCATCGCCTCCTACACCTGACATGTCAATTACTTGACCTTCATTAAATTTCTTAACTATACCAACACCTGAAATAGCTGCTAGAGCAGGCTCTAAAGTAGAAAGTGTAGTTGAAGTTACAGCAGAAACAGTAAAGTTATTAGCATATCCAGTAAACTGAATTCTATCACCAATATTAAATTTAGTGTCTGCACTAGTTAAACCTGTTACTGTATTAGCAAGCCCTGACATCGAACCTGTATCTACAGCAGAAGCACTAGCTGTATTAGCGTTTAATACAACATAAAAACCGGATTGTTTTTGTGAGGTATTAAGAGCACCTGTAGAGAATGGATATGTTTCATCTACTGCACCTGTTGCTAGACTGAATGTACCGTCTGTTGCTACTGTAACATTAAAGCTTTTTACAAATTGGAAGTTGGTATCAATATTACCGTTAGTATCTCTTAGTCTGCGAATAGCCGTTGCAGGTACAGAGAAAATTGCTCGGTTAAAATCTGGTTCTTGTAAAGAAGCAGTATTACTAGAAGATACAACAACATCAGCAATACCGTTTGCTTGTGAACGGCTAGTGTTATCAATAGCTATTGATTTTACTTCAGCAAATGTATTTGCTGTCATATTAATATCATACAGATAAAGTTTATACTTTGCTTCCGAGGATCCTTTAGTACCGGCGTTATATTCAATAGCTCTTGCTCTCGCTGTACCGATCTGCGTACCAGAATGAGGTGCTAGAGAGTATTGAGAATTAGAAACCGCTCTTGAGAAATTATTAAAAAGCTTAACTTGATTGTGACCGTTAACATTCCACATACCAGCAACTTCTTTTACGTTAACATAGTTACCGTAGTTTGCAGATACGTTAGTTGCTTCTATAGATTCAAACGTGGTAGATTTATCAGTTGGTACATGAGATGTTACTAAGTTTTCCATATCATAACCAGCAACATAGGCTTTACCAGGATCAACATCCACAATTAGTTTAGTAGAATCGCCACCATTACCAGCAGAATATACACCTTGATTATTAGCTTGATTTAAATGCTCTCTTAAACGAACACCTAAACCTTTAACAATAAAATCACCATTAATATCTGATGTACGTCTTGCTAGATAATCTCTTATATCTGAATATTGAGCTTTATCTAGTTTTACTGAATTTAATCCTTGTTCAATTCTATAAATTTCAACAAAATCATCACCAGTATTAGCAGTAAGCTCATATTTCGCTAAAGTCGCTGTTAATTTTAATCTATTTGCACCAGGTGCAGTATAGTTAAATGAACCTTGTGAAGGGTCTAATAGAGTGGTATCATCTTCTGATGTAATTATAGTTTCTGATAAATCAAAACCTACTTTATAACTTACATTAGAAGAATATCTGCCTAATAAAAGATTAGCAGAAGGTACTCTAATAAAATGATCTTTCGCGAAAATCACACCTTCTTCTAATTTAATATGGCTACCAGCGCCAGTAGCTACACCAGAAGAAATAACATTGGCAGAGAAACTACCACTATTTGCAATAAGTCTTTCACCTAATGTAAAATATGTATTACCTGCTGTACCTTGTGTACCTGTATCAATATACTTTACATAAAGTGTTTTATAGTTTGGATTTTCCGCTTCTGATCCATCAATACTATCAATAACAATAGCAGTTACATTTGATGTTTGACCTGTAATATATTTACCAACTCCAGCTGATACTGTAATAGTATTGCCAGATGCATCACCATCTCTTACCTTAACAAACGTATATTGAGGATCATAGTTAACTTCTAAACCAGCTACTACACTACCTTCTTTAAAAATATGTTCGCCAAATCTATCAATCTGGTTTTGTAAGATAGTTTGCATTTGAGTAAGCTCGCGAGCTTGCACAGCAAAACCTGGACGGTAAAGAACTCTATGAAAATTCTTTGACTCGTCAAAATCATCATAATATGGATCAACATTAAAATTCGTATCTAAAGAGGCAGTATTAGCTCGTGCCATTCTTACTCAACCTTTAATTAATTAGTAGCGGACAACAATTTTGATATCTTCAACCTGATCAGCTGATCTACTTGTAACTGATCTATTCTCTCTATATATCACGTCGCCTGAATATGGTTTTAATTCACTTCCAGCTACTGTAGTAACTGTAGGAGTTGCTGATGTTGTATTACCGGTAATAGTTTCTGCTTCAAAAGTACCATCAACATCGATTACTTTTAGAACACCAGCTGTACCAGCTGAGTTAGTATTAGCAAATTCTACAACACGTCCGATTGCACCGTTAGCAGTACCTGTTACAACTTCATCCTGGAAGAATGGCCCACCAGAAATACCAGTAACTGTTAATTTCGTTGTAGTATCATAAGCAGCTGCATCAGCAGCTATATCATTAGCTGTTAACGGATCTTTTAAAATACCAATAATACGGAAATCGTTATTAGTAGGGAAATTATTACCTTCAGTTCCTTCTAATCGTACATTAAGCATAACATTGTAGCCGCCGAGCTCATTAACAGGATCAGAACCGTGACCACCAGGAGGTGATAATCTGGCTTCCCCTTTACCACCAGTACCGCCAGTACCAGAGACTTGTACATTAGCTTTTGAATAACCAGTTCCAACATTAATCATGTTAATATGAGAGATCTGACCTCCACCTGCATTAGCATAAGCCTTAGCTCCAGTACCATCACCAGTAATAAGAATTTTTGGACCTATGTGGTAAGAACTTGTACTGTTAGGCGTCGTAGAAAATGCAGGTGCTAATGTAAGTGTTTTAGAAGAACCAGTATAAGCAGTTACGTTTGCAAGTTGTCCTGATCCTAAACCAGCAGATATATAAATGGCCGATCCTGTATAAGCATCATCAACAGCACTAGCACCAGAATCTAAAATCACTACAGTAGAATTTGTTACACCGCCAGATAGTGTATTCGCCCTATATGCATACCCTGAACCGTTTGCAGTTACATCTATAATATCAATCGAATTATTTGTAGCTGCTTGCTGAACGTCCCACTGCGTTGTACCATCATCTGATGTTAACGTTTTTACAGGAATGTAAGATGATGTTACAAATTTGAGCGTGTCAGCAGCAGAAACAGAATACATAAACTTCCATTTATAACCATCTGATGTACTAAAAATAGATGTACTAGTGCCTGTTGGCTTTACTGTTGATGTTGCTCCACGGTTGTTAAACAAACATTTATAAACATTATAATCTGTTGTCATTACATAGAAAGAATTATCATATATAGTACTATCTGTATCATCATACTCAGTATACACAGTGCCGCTAGTCCAGTTGTAACGCGGAATAGCAAATGAAACATCTGATCCTGTTACACGTTTTGCAGCAATCATTTGCCGCCATGGCTCAAAATACGACTCTCGCACTGTATCTGTTGGAGTTGGTTCAGTATCTCCATTATCCCATGAATTAATACGAGCAATAAAAAGATACATTTTTGTATCTGCTGCTTCGCTAAAAGCTTCATGAAACTGTTCAGCATTATGAACTCTAAATCTTTTAGTAACTACACCTGGCATTTCATTCTCCGGAAGTTTATTCTCTACTTATTTATATACTTTCTACTACACTATTTCCTGAAACTAGAGTAACGTTAGTCATTCCAACTTCTTCATCTAGAGTACTATATTTTGTGTTTAATGTGTTAATATCAATATTTTCAAAGAAACTTATAATTTGGTTACTTAACGGTTTATACGCACTTATTGTAAACTCTAAGTTATCTATCGTAGGTATTATTACAGTAGAAACTATCGATTGATCAAGATCTACTGCTGGGAAGCCAAATTCTATTTCCGGTATACCTATTACGGATGTGTTTGATATTGTTTGAGGTGATGTTGCACGTAATAAAACTGGTGTTGCAACGTTACTTAGCAATAAAGTAGCAGTTACATCTAATTGAACTTCTGAGCCCGGCCCAATTACAACACCATTGTAAGACCATGGTTGCCCATCCATTTCTGCAATAGTTAACTCTAATACATTTCTAGCTGTATTAATAGTAACATTTTCTATCAACCGTTGTAGTTGTACAGAAATTATTTCATCGTTATCGAGTAGTGCGGATGTTTGAGCAGCAAAGAGTTCAATTTCAACTTGGATGTCAGAAGAAGTTTCAGCAACATCAATATCGAAGAACGATTCTATTAAGTTTATTTCTATCTCAGGTTGAGGAACAATTGCACCATCATCACCAGAAGATTCGTATTGATCAATAGAAGCAGTTACTACTGTTGGTATAAAAATTTCTGGAACAATTAAATCACCAAATTTAATCGTATATTCATTTTTAATACTGGTAGTTGTACTATTAATATCAATATTAATAAGAACATCACCAAATAATCTCATACCAGCTGGATGAACTACATTTTTTACTATTTCTTTATATGTATTTAAAACCTGGGGTGATCTTAGAACATAAGAATATTCTTGATAATATCTATTGTCTTGGAGTTTATTACTCCAAGATAAGAACCCTTTAACATCATTATATCTGCCTGTATAAGATATAGGCGCTGACAAAAGACCTGCAGCAGTAGCATTTACTGCAGATCTAGTTGTATTAAAAAGAATAAGTGGATCTGTTCTTACAAACCCAGATCCTGCATTTGTTACAGCAACTTTAGAAATAACACCATTAGCTGTTTTAGTTATTCTACCTCTACCGCCAGTTCCGGAAGCGCTTGTAATAGTTAAAAGGTCATTTTGCTGGTGACCAGAACCACCTGCAGTAACAATTACGTTTTGTAAAGAACCAGAACTTGATACAATAGTTCCAGAAATAGTATTTGCTGTGTTATCAATCTCCTCAGCATCTAAAAATATGCCGGATAGATTAGTAACAAATACTTCATAGACTTCTATATTATCAACAAATGTCTGTTGAACACGTTCGACTTTAGCTGTAGCACCAGAAGATCTACCAGTTATTTGGCCTGCTAGATTGTCTGGGTTGCCTCTAAACGGTTTGGTAATTCTTAATGATGTTTCTTTTATCCAGCGACCGTCAGATGCTCTAAGAATATCTTGTCCAGGATAATAAAAATCTAACTCTTCATTATATAAAATACGGAATAATAGCTTATATGATTCTTCTGAACCTTTAGATCTATAAAGATCTTTAATCTTTTTATATACTAATCTTTTATCAGCTAAAATATTCTCTGGAAAGTCAGGTAATATTTCTCTTTTAAAATAAGTTAAAAACTCTTCAGCAGCGAGATCAATATCTTGATTATTTAAAAGATTTTTAGACTGCTCAGTCATTTGACCGGTCTGCTCCATCCATTCGTAATATGCTTTTACGAATGATTGAAACTTAGGTCCTTCTGTATCTAAAAAATCAGGTAATAGCTGTTCTACTAATACTGATGTTTTATTATCCGTAGCCATTAGTATACCGTTGTTATAA